AAACCAAGCTGACGCATCTGGATACGCAGGTGACGGCGCTTGAGGCAGACGCCCACACGCTCAAAACCAAACTCTGGCTCGCTTGGGTAATCGTAACGGCCGCCGCCAGCGCGTTTGGAGCCGTTGTTTCCCGCAAGCTGGGTCTTTGACATTAAGCGGCAGGGCATGGACATCATCAACAATATCGCCACGAACTGGCAACAATATGTCGGGATCCTCACCGCCGTCCTTACGGCCGCCATCGCCGTGGCCACGGTCATCCCTGGTGACGAGCCGGAGCGCACCTTGCAGAAGATTGTTGATTTTATTTCGCAAATCTCCCGCAAATAAGGGGAGAGAATGATCACCGGTGCCATCACAATTCTTGGCACGTTTGGGGCAATCTTTCTCTGGTGGCTGCAAAATAGAGCCAAAGACAAGACCAGCTACCGGGACGCAATCATTGAGGCGGAAAAGCGCAAGCGCGATCAAAGCATTGATTCTTGGTGGTCTAATAAGCCTCCCGCTGCTCATTAGTGGCTGCGCAACGGTCACGCCTATCTCGGACGGCCCGCCGCCGCGCCCGGAAACAATCGAGGCGCTTATCTACGATTGGGACAAAATCCAAAAAGTCAGCGGCCCAGCTCCGTCCGCTTACCGCGACCAGTACGTCTCCGCGCTTAAGGCGCTATCTGCAAGCCTGGCTGAAACAGACCGCTGGCGAGCACGTGCGGAAAGCAAATGAATACGCTAGGCGAAGTCAGCAGTCGGACGCTTAAGACCATCAGCACGCTGGAGCTGTCCTTTCAGCGCAAGGCAAAGCAGTGGCTGGAGGAAATGATCCAGACCGGGATCCTCCCGCTGATCTACACCGGTTTTAGAAGCATGGAAGAGCAGGCGGCGCTGTATGCCATCGGGAGATCCAAGCCGGGCAAGATAGTAACCAAGGCAAGACCAGGGGAGTCGTATCATAATCACGGCCTAGCGTTCGACTGGGTGCCCATGAAACCAGCCGCCAAGGTGGATCTGTTTCAGGCCGATTGGGACGATGAGACGGCATTCAAACTAGGCGAGCGTGTGGGTATTACTTTTGGGCTAACCGCCATTTCTTTTGAAACAGGCCACTTGCAGGATAGTCGCTACGCATCGTGGCGGGATATTCCGCAGGCTGAGAGCTCTGGCACCAAGATTGCGGAAAAGAACAGGCAGGCCATGCAGCGCAAGGTGGGCATTCGCAAGCCATGACGCAGCACGTTATGAGCCCGGAGCATGAGCTCCATCTAAAAGCCATCCTAGAGACGTTTTCAAAGGATTTCAGCACCAAGTACCGCCGGGGCCAGGAGGAGCATGGCGGATCCCTATGGCTGCGGCCGTGCTGGTCGGATGCGATGCAGGAGGTGGTGGATCTGGTCGCTTACGTCTACACCCACCGAATCCAGCTTGGGGCCATTGCGGATCTGGCCATGGCCGGCTGCACGGATGATTCGTTGGCCGCAAGCCTAGCCAGAGAGAATTGTCGCAAGATCCTGCACATCCTCCAAGGAATGCCCACGGGTTTTGATAAGCGCTGACACGAGGCAAGGGGCAAGTGAACGTCGTCCGCAAATGGCGTCGGTGGTTTGCCGTAGGGTGCACGCACGCCGCCCATATTGACCGCAAAAGCTGGGACACCGTGCTGGATTTTAAGCGCCGGTGGAAACCAGAAACCACCATCCATCTGGGCGATTTTTTGGACACGGCCGCCTGGCGAGCCGGGGCACGCAGCTCCCCGGACGATCCGGATAAGACAGCCAGCTTTTCTGACGATTACCTAGTCGGCATGAGCCATCTTAAGGAGCTTGCTCCGTCAGTAGTGCTACTTGGAAATCACGAAGCCAGGCTTTGGGGTATGCTGCGCAGCTCATCTGCTGTCGTGGCCTATGCGGCAGAGCAGGGAACGCAGGCCATTGAGCAGGCCGTGAAAAAACTAAAGGCCCGGCTATTGCCTTACGACATTGACGATGGCCTTTTCCTGCTGGGCGACACCGTATTCCTGCACGGCTTTCAATGCGGGGAAGCGGCCGTCAGGGATACCGTGGAGAGCCTTGGCCGGCCCATCGTCATGGCTCACCTGCACCGGCCGGAGATCACCAGGGGCCGGGTGAGGGGATCGCCGGTGGGGATATGCACCGGCACACTGGCCAACATTCCCTCCATGGGCTACGCCAGGCACCGCCGTGCCACGTACCGCTGGGGGCACGGCTTTGCCTATGGGGAGTATTGTGCTGACGCTTGCGTGGCGTGGCTTGCCACGCCGGTCAAAGATGAATGGAGATTCCCGCTATGAGCAACGATTGGGCAGAGGTATTGCAGGATGCTTTTAGCCGCAAGGCGGACGTGATCCCTCCTGGCTTTAAAACCGTTAAAGAGATCGCCAAAGAGCAAAGCATGTCGAAGGAGCACGTCAGCCGCATTGTTACTAGGCTGGTAAAATCGGGAAAGTTAGAGATGAAAAAGTTTCGGTCGGAGGTGAGCGGGGTGGATAATGGGAATGTAAGACGCCGGCCTTACTTCCGGCTGCACCCCTACTATCGCATCATCAAGAATTTAAATCAGAAAAAGTCTTAAGGGCTTTGGCCATCGCCAAATGTCTGCACAACTATATCCCTTTTGGGCTAGTTTTTACCCGTAACCGAGCGGGAACATAAATAGCAGGGCTCTCTTTGGTAAAACCCTGCTCACGGGCTGCCTCCTTGATAAGCAGCTGGGTGATAAAAACAGACAATGACATGCCGGAGCTGTCGGCCATTTTCATGGCCCTTTTCTTTACCTCCGTGGGCAAATAAACATTGGTGCGCTCCTTTTTCACGACACACATTATGCGCTAAAATAACGCACAGGGCAAGCCCTCGTAAAAAATAATCTAACTCAACAAAAGATTTTTGTTGACGGCATAAATATGGCGCACAACTTGCGCAAATGACGAAGGCCAGCAAGAGTGAGCAGACTAACCTCTATTTGCCGTTGGACGTCAAAAAAGCCGGGATCAAAATTGCGGCCGACCGCCGTCTCTCCCTTTCCCAGCTAGTGACCGAACTTATCGAGCGCCACCAACTCGAAATCGAGGCTTCAAGATAGTTCCACCATGAGCGCGAGGGCTTTCAACGGTGATGGTGCCAGGGATAACGCAGTGCTCTCGCGTGCGCATCAAAAGCGCACACTCAATCAACCTCTTAATCTGCGGGAACTGTCGGAAGCGTACGGGATAACGTATTACCGGGCTCGCTCCTTGTCTTTTGAGGCGGGATTTCCAATCGTGCGCGGGTTAGTGTTTCCGCAGGCGTTTGAGGCTTGGATGACCCAAGGCCAGCGTTCACGTAGTTCCGAAGATCCTCAACCGAGTGGCGCTGGTAAAGCTCGTGGACGAGCGTTGAGCTGTGGTTCACCAATCGCATGGCAACAGCTTGCACAATCCCTGCACGCCGCAGGTTTGTCACCCGAGTAGCGCGCAACCCATGAAAACTATGCTTTTTCAAACCCACCAAATTAAAGAACCGACGCCAGTAGCAGGAGACTTTGGTGCCGGCTCCCGGCCACTCAAAGGTATGCGATCTGGGCGTGGCCTTAAGTTTGGCAAACAAGGGCAAAAGACCGTCAGGAATTGGAATGGTGTAGGAGCGTCCGGATCCGCCTTTGGGCTCCGGAAAGGTCATGGTGCTCGCCTCAAGATCAATGCAGGACAGGGGAATCCTAGTTTCTTTCATTCGGCAGCCGGTATGGTAGGCAATTTCAAAGCTGGTGCGCATCCAGTCAGGGACAAAGCGGCTGGCGAGCGCTTCGCGGCATCTGGCAACGTCATCCTCGGCAAAGACAGGCTTGCGATGGACGGGGCTTTTGCGGGATCGGAAATCAACCATGGCCATGCTGGACATGTGGCCAAGCAATCGGCCCTGCCGGTGGATCCACTTCAAAATCTTAACGTCTTGCAGCGCTTGGTTGCGGCCGACAAACCCACCGCCGGAGCGCGGGTTGGTGGTACGCCAAGCAATGTATTCATGGGCCGTTGCCGGGGTAAAATCTTCGATGGCGATGCTACGGTCGGACATGAATCGAATCAGGTTGCGCCAAGAGTTTCGGTAGTAAATCCGAGTGTTGGTGGCGACTTGGTGGGTTTCGATAAGCCTGTCCACCCAGCTGAGATCATTAGTTCGCTTTTCATGCTCATGGATGGACAACTCGGCGGCCTCTTGGGCAGCTCTAGCGCGATGCAGAGTGTTGTCCGTCCTGTACCTGGTGGCCTTGGATTTCCACTGGCCATCCTTGGTTTTATACCTGATCCAAAACCACTTGCTGTCAGACCTTTTGTAAATAGACGCCACGTAGCAAGCGTAGCAAATTACCAAAAAACAGAAGCAAAAAAGTGAAATCGGACACAATAAAACAGCAAAAAACTGCAATCGTGCATTACCGTGGGTTCAAATCCCACCCCGTCCGATCTTTATCTGACAGCAAGTTACAAAGCGGACGTAACAAGAACGTAACAAATGAGATAAACGACTTTGGTTTTCGCAAGCTGGTGGGGGCGGTTTGCTTGCGCGCTTTTTTAGATCGGTTTTGCTACGGCAAGAGAGTTCTCAAGGCTAATAGCGATACGCCGCCTGAAACTCTTCAAGAGCTGGAACAATTTATACAGCTGGATGCCCCCAAATGGTGGGCTGTGGTTGGATTTAAATCTCTCTCTGGCGATTGGCTGCTAAGGCATTGCCGCGGTCAAAGCCACCTTCTTTCCATGCGCTGGCATCAACTGAAAGGAGGATTGGTATGACTTGGGAAATTATTAAAGAAGTGGCCCACGTGATCACAATGGTTACGGGGTGGGCGCTAGTTGTAACAACCGCCTGGGGATTGTTATTTTTTGCAATCTCATTCGCGGTTTGGTTCTACAAGAAGGCGAAAGAGGAGGCTGCGCTATGAGCGAGGCCGAAAAATGCATTGTGGTGCAAAAGCTGGTTGCCGGTTTGGTGCAAAAATTTAACGCCACCCCGGAGCTGTCCCGGCACGAGCACGAGACGATGGACCCAAATCAGCTGAGGGAATTGGTAGCTAAGCGTCCACAGGAGCCGGAGCCAGTAGGCTACGAGTATTTTGAGCATTTGCGCGAGGAGGGGGCATGAGCTTGACCACGAGGTTGATGGCTTTTGCTGGGTTTGTGACGATTGCGGACACAGGCCGGGCGGTGCACGTAATTATTGACCGGCGCAAACCTAACGCCCGGCTAAAGCCACACGATTCGGTGCGTGGATACTACAAAAAGCTAAAGCACGTGGAGAAGGGGCGATGACGCGCGTGTCTTTGCGCAAGCGCGAGAAAGCGTGCAAGACAAGGCCGGTCCTACGCCGTTGCCGGTGGATGGCGGAGATGTTGAGGGAAAGGGGTAAGCTGCCCAGCTGTGAGAAGCTAGGTCAGGAGTTTGAAGTTTCCTACAAAACCATCGCCCGGGACATAGGCCTCATGCGGGACTTTATGGGCTATCCGATTCAATACGACCGCCCCACTTACACGTGGAAACTGGCAGGCCCGCTGCCGGATCCAGTGCTTTAAAATCTATGGCAAACAAAAACACAATGCGAAACCGAGTTTGGCGCGATGGCTACGGCCAAAAACGTGGGATTCCGGTTGTAACCAAGCGGCAACCAAAAGAGGACAAAAGGAACAAAAAACAATGATTCAGCCAGCTGATGTTAGGGACCTAGATCAAGAAGGGGTAATTGGAAACATTAACCTTTCACAGGCTTGGAGCTCTGGGGTGCAGGACGCTTTTGAAAACGCCGCCAGAGACATGCGGATTCACGGATTAACCGCAAGGGTTGAAAGATTGGAGGAGGTTTTAGAGAGCTTCATCAAAAAACAAAAAGGAGGACTGATATGAATGAAATAGAAATGGCAATTCGTTTCATGATGCCGGTTTTCGTCGTGGCAATTTTTGCCATGGTGTGGCCGTTACTTAGAAGTTGGGACGTCTAATGACCTACGCAGGTCACCATTGCGATGCGGCCGACCGGCCGGAGGCCAGCCATACCCCCGATATGGCCAGCCTTTGCGATAACCCCGTCGAAGCGCTTTATCGTGAGGCGACGGAATCGTATAGCAGTGGTGGCCTGCCAGGTTTTCAAAAATGGCTGACGATCACCACCGCAGATCAGGCTAGGCAGCTGACCGTGGAAACGCTGTCCCGGGTGCTGCCGATATTGGTCAAGCCAGGTAATGTGCGCCTGCGAGTGTATGCGCTGATGTTTGCGATCAATAGCGATGCGCTAAACGGGGTGTGGACGCAGACGGCCGCGGCCAAAGACATGGGGGTGACCCGTGCGGCTGTAAGCAAGCAGGTGCAGTGGTGGCTGGATTTCTTGGGCTTTCGACGCAATGCGCACACGAAAAGCGCAGAGGCGGTGGAAAGTTACAGAACAGTGCAGCGGGAGCGGCACTGGAGGCGGCAAAACATTGGTAAAAAAGGAGTAAAAAAATGCAAATAATTGAACTGAAGCGCTTGGACCGCGAGGGCCGGGCGGTGGAGAAGGTGCCCGGGGTGCAAATAACGCCCAATGGGCTGGTGTTTGAAAAGGCGTTGAACATTGAGCAGTGGAAAGAAGTAGGACTATGGCTGCAGAGCTGCCGGCGGGCGCAGACTTGGCTGGATGCGGACTGGCTGAACTACGGCAAAAAGTCGTACGACGAGGTGGATCTGCAGGAGGCGCTAGATCAGCTGGAGTTTAACTTTGGGCCTAAAACAGACGCGTTGCTGACGCTAGCTAACGTGCCGATCGAGAAGCGGCGGCCGGGCCTGACGGCACAGCATTATCTGGAGCTACAAAAGCTGAAAACAGTCAAGGAGCAGGACAAATGGGCAAAGGTGGCCGAGGCCGAAAAGCTGACTCCCAACGATCTTAAAAGATCAATCGCATCTGGAGAAGTGGTCCGTGGATCTGACGAAAGATCAAGCGGTATATTTACCCTATCCGCCTGGGTAACTGAATTTGAAGTGTGGAGGCGGTCGCTGGATGACGGTTGGAGGGGTGACCTTAACTGGCACGCCAAGGTGCGGGAGCAGATCAAGCCGGTCATTGAGTTTGTGGAATACGTCAAGGCTAAGGATTAGGTGCTGGATCTAGCATGGCTACGTGACGTGCTGAGCACGTTACGAATGACCTTGGTGCGGATTCGGGAGGGAAGCACCAATCCCGAAATCCGCGCGGCCATCACTTTAGTCGATGCGATGGTACTGATGTTGGGAGAAAAAAAGGAGGAAGTAAATGGACAGCAACATGATCGAGGCAGCAAAGAATTACAGGTTGATAATGCTGGAAAAGAAATCTGAGAATCATGATCGTGAACTTGATTTAATCAGAAAAATGGTTCATCGCTTGAGCGGCGAAATGGTTTTAAGGTCAGCCCTAAAGCGCCCCGAATTAGCCTTGCCTGTTTTGGATGTGCCTAAGGAAATCAGTTATCGCCCGGTGAACGGCAAGAAGCAGCGTAACCGGGCATGTCATGTGGTGGCCCAGCGGTGGGACTTTTGGCGCAAACAATATGAAGCGGGCATGACTATATCCATGATCGCGCAGGCGTGGGATTGCGATCATGCGACGGTGTGTAATGCAAAGAAATGTAATTGGAAGCCGTCAATTCGTGGAACACGCCGAGGCTTACTGGTCAAATCATGCTAACGATTGAGGATCTAAAAGCTAAAATCCCACTCCCCGAGGCCGCCAGGAGATTGGGCATTGCCGGCTTTCCAGACGGTCCTGGCAAAATGTGTAGCCCAATCAGGCAAGGTGACGACAACCCAAGTTTTTCAGTTTGGCAAGGAGATCGTGGCCTTGTTTGGACAGACCATGGAACAAAGGAAACCGGTGATCAGATCACGCTGATTGAGAAGATGCGCGGGGTATCGGCTAAAGAGGCTATCCGGATGATGAGAGAGTGGGCAGGTGATCTGGCGCCTGTGTTAACCCGAAAGGACGGCAAGCCACAGCCAAGAATCGTGAGGGCATATAATTATTTAGACGCGGACGGCAAGCTCAAGCACCAAACGCTGAGGTATGAGCCAAAGATGTTTCGGCAGCGGCGGCCGGCAGCTGAAGGCGAAAGAGCCGGGAACAAACAGGCCAGCCGCGACCGTGAAGGTAATTGGTGGTTATGGACGTTGGCTGGTATCACTCCGGTGCTATATCGGTTGCCGGAGTTATTAGCCAACCCGGAACTGGTGGTGGGTATCTTTGAAGGCGAAAAGGATGCGGATGCGGCGGCGGCCGCGGACGCCAAAATCGCTGCTACCACGTCTCCTATGGGAGCTGGGAAATGGCGTGAGGAATATACCCAGACGCTGGCAAAAAGGCGGGTTGTCATTGTGCCGGATCGAGACAAGGCAGGACAGGATCACGGCCTTTCAGTGGCCAAGGCCCTGCGGGATAAAGGTGGGTGCCAGGTCAGAATTGTGAGGTGGGAGCTGCTATGGCCGTCGGCTCCACTGGACGGAAAGGTGGATTTTTATGATTGGATGGATATCTGGAGGAAATCGGCATGAAGGACGGGCAGGTGCTGGATGCTTTATGGGAGGCCAGCGCTGATGTATCTGATTTTGTTGGCCAGGTGGACACAGGGCCAGTTGTGGTCAGTAGTGTTTTGCCAAAGGTACGGCTTCCGGGTAATGGTCATCGTATAGGGCAAACAGCTGAGGATTTGGGCAAGGCTTTGCGTGACCAAGATCTTTTTGAAAGGGATGGCATTGTGCTGATGGTGAATCGACGAGGCCGTCTGTCGGTAATGACATCTGAAAAGTTTCACAGCTGGATTGAGGACTACGTGGCACCCTACAAGCTAGGCGAACACGGAGAGGAGGCGGCCAGTATGAGCGACAAGTGCGCGGCTGGTGTGCTGGCCAGCGAGCAGTTTATTCGGGAACTGCGGCCAATCCGGAGGGTGGCCACGGTAAGGCTGCCGGTGATTCGAAAGGATGGGACGCTAGAGCTATTACCAGAGGGGTATGATGCGGAGACGCAGGTGTTGACCAGGTCTGAAATGGAGCTGCAGGACGACATGAGTCTTGAGCAAGCAAAGGCGTTATTTGACGAGTGGATGGTGGATTTTCCGTGGCCGATCAATGAGGCGGAAGCTGGAAGGTCTAAGGCCGTGGCCTTGGCTGCAATGTTTGCACCTTATCTTGACCTGATGCTGGCACCCCGAGAACCGCGCCCAGCGTTCATCTTTTCAGCCAATTCGGAAGGGGCTGGAAAGACCTTGCTTTGCCGTCTGGCGGTTTGCCCGGTGTTTGGCCCGATGCGGATCACAGCACCGCCTGAAGGAAGCGACAGCGAGGAGCTAACCAAGGCGCTTAACGCCGCGGCCATTAGTGGGGAACCTTATTTAGTGTTTGATAACTGGAGGGGTGAGATTAAGTCGTCCAGCTTGGAGGCATTTATCACGGCAAATGTATGGGGCGGCCGGGTGCTTGGACAATCTAGAAACTTTGAGGTTGAGAAATCATGCTTGATTTACGTCACCGCCAACACGGCAAGGGTCAATGCAGATATGCGGCGCAGATGTTTGCAGCTCTCATTACACGTACAGGAGGCAAAAATTGAGGAGCGCAAATATAGCCGGGCAATCAGCGAGGAAGATATCTTGGCGGCCCGGCCCCAGTTGCTGGGGGCTTTGTGGGCTTTTGTAAAGCACTGGGATGACCAAGGTCGGACGCCAGGTTCAGTTAATCACAGCAGTTTTCCAAGGTGGTCTGCTCAGGTGGGTGGAATTGTGCAGCTTGTTACAGGCATTCATCCGTGCACAGCTCCATTAGTAAGCGCTGACGACACTTTGGCCGACATGGAAAAAATGGTTGGTGCCATTATGGTTGATGAGTCACAACCTTTACTAGAGTTTCGTGCTGCCGAACTCATGAGCAAGTCAAGGGAGATGGGTCTATTTGCATGGGTATTAGACGAAGATCCAAGTGATGATGACCGGCAGGTGCGCCGTGAAAGGTCTGCTTTTGGAAAGATCTTAGCTAGGTTTGATGGCCGCACCTTTGGATTTAAAAGGTTAGAGGTTAAGGGTGAGGGCCACGCCCGCATGATTCAAATTCACCATGTTGCCCGTCATGTGTCTGACCATGCTGAGTCGCAACCCGCTCCCTTGTAATTGATTTCATTAAAATTGTCATGGTCATCATGGTAAGTTGCCTATCTGCACCCAGTCACATTCATAGCTCTCCAGCGCGGGCGCGAGGGCGCGCGCGCGCGTTTGGGTACAGAGTTACCATGTTGACCATGTTATCATGTTCTTTAGTCGTTTTACTATATAGCTTTACAAAGCAGCATGGTCATCTACATGGTGCCCGCATGGTCTTTGGCCATGCTGGTAAGGAATCTTTTAATCCTTTACACACAGCGGTGGCCACGACTGCCGTTGATTTTGCGAGAGTAACCTTAGCGCACCATAGGTTGACAGGTTTGGAGTTACCTGTGACGGCCAGCGATTTAGCCAAAGAGTGGGGATGCAGCCGGCAGGCTGTGGCTAAGTGGGTCAAGCGAGGTATGCCATTGACTAGCATGGAAGAGGCCAGCGCATGGAGATCTGCCAATTCCCAGCGCGCCCCCAGATGCAAAGTAGTACAGGCGGCCGCGGCCTACACGGATGCGGACGGGCCGGTGAGCATGGAGACGTCTTTTCCGGGTGAAACACCGGAACTAACCGAGGTAAGGGAAAGGGCTAACCGAGCAAAGGTAGCCGAGCGGGAGGCCATGAAACTTTTGGATCAAGCCAAGGAGGCCAAGGACGTGAACGGGATCCGGCTGGCCCTGGACAAGGTCATTGCCACTCAAGAGCGTGCCCGGGATGCCGCCGAGGAGCTGGGCAAAGCCCGGGCGTCGGCCGGGATCATAATGACAGTGACACAACACACGCAAACTGTGGAGCGGTTGGCTGCTGAATTTCAGCGTGGCCTAGAGGCGCTGGTCAATAAGGGCAGCCGGCTGGTGGGCAAAAGCGCCCAAGAGATCCACGACATCATGCGCGAGGAAACCGGACGAACCTATGAGGCTATTAAGGCCCGCATGATTGCATGACGATTACGTCATCATCATCAGTTCATGGGGTAGGGGCAGCGTTTAAGTTTCTCCGCCCTGCGGGGATGGACTCCGTCAGCAAGTGGGCGGAGCAGCATATTCGGTTTTCAGAAAGGTACAGCCCGAGCAAGCCGGGCAAGGTTAGTCTGGACTCCATGCCTTATTTGCGCGAGGTGCTGGATAGTGCCACGGCGCCGGGCGTGCATGAGCTGACGCTATGTTTTGCGGTCCAGTGCGGCAAAAGCACGGCCCTGCAGCTGATGCTGGCGCATCGGCTTACGAATCGGGCAACGCCCTGCATGGTTGTCCTACCGTCGCTAAAGCTGGCACGCTCCATCAGCGCGGACCGCTGGATGGAATTGGTGCAGAGCAACCAGTGCCTCAGCCGGCTTTGCCCGGACAATGACGATGAGATGAAGCTGGACGAGCAGAGATTTAGATCGGGCACGGTTTGGTGGGTTGGAGCAGGGTCTGAGAGCAATCTTAGTTCCCGCAGCGTAGGCATGAGCATTGCCGATGAGATCGACAAGTTTCCGGACTGGAACACCAAGGAGGCGGCGCCGCTACAGCTGATTGGTGCCCGGATGGAATCCTTTCCTCACTGGCTCTACGTTCAGGCGTCCACTCCGACGATTGACCAAGGGGTCAACATCTGGACAGAGTTTCAACGCGGTGACCAGCGCTACTACATGGTCGCATGCCGCGAGTGCCATCATCAATTCAACCTGGAGTGGGAGGGCATTAAGTGGGACGAGGCTTCTTTTGAGGCAGATTCTGAGACGTGGAACTTTGAAAAACTAAAGGCCACGGCCTATTATGAGTGTCCTGGCTGCCGGCGAAAAATCCTCTTTAGCGAGCGCAATGAGATGATGCGGCAGGGCAAGTGGAAGGCTACATCCATAGGCGAGCCGGGCCGCCGCAGCTATCACCTAAACGCGCTGTACAGCCCGCACAAGACCTGGGGCGAGCTGGCCGTGATGTTTATTCAGGACAAAGAAAGCATCCGCGGGCTGCACCATTTTGTGAACAGCTATCTGGCCAAGCCATGGACTCCGGCCGCCGCCACGGTGAAGCCAAGCGCCATCGAGGACGTTATAAAGGCCAGCCCGGAGTATCTGCTGGGTGAGTGCCCGATGGATCCGGATGGACTGATGATGGCGGTGGACGTGCAACAGACGGAGCTGTGGTACACGATCCGGTCCTACGGCAAAAACGCAGGGAAGCCATGGAGCGCGCTAGTGGACTACGGCCAGCTGATCGGCTGGGACGCAGTCCTGCAAAAGTTTGGGCAGAAGTATCCGGTGCGTAACAAAGAGGGTGAAGGTCGAAGCTGCTTGGGCGGATTTGTGGATTCTGGTTACGCGGCGCGGAGGACCGGAGGTGTGTATGAGTTTGTGATCAAGGCAGCCGGAAAGTTTTGGGCCAGCAAGGGACGTGCAGCCAGTGCCGGGATGCGGGCCAGCGTGGTCAAGCAGGTCGTCGAGCACCTAGGCCGCACGCTGCCTTTGGTCCAGTACGATGATAATGTTTTCAAGCACACGCTCTACATCAACAAAATTAAGGAGCGTACCGGGGCGGACTGGTGGCTGCCGCGCAATCTGGGCCGCGACTACATCAGCCAGCTGACGAATGAACGGCTGGTGGAGCGCAAGCTGCGCTATGGGCAAAGAGAGCTAACGTGGGAGGTAGTGGGCGCAAACCACTTGGGCGATTGCGAGAAGCTGGTGCTCGTATTTTTGGAGCACGAACAAAACCGACCGCAGGAGGAAGCCGCTAAATTGACAGCATGAAAGGCGCGTGGAGCGAGGTCTGCTTTTTTCCCTATGGATACAGTCGGCAAAGGATCCGGTTGCGACACGTCTTGCTCTTGAAGCAATCGCCGCAAATCAATACAGCACATTTAATAACGGAGGCCGCGTGATGGTTAGCGCATCGGTTGCAGGCAAGTCTTTCAGCTATCAAATGCAACCAGGCGTTAATCCGTCCAACATTGCCCAAGCGGCTTACGAGCTCTGGACAAAGGTCAAAGATTTTACAACCTCGGCCGAACTTGAAAACTATCTGACAAAATCAAACGGGCAGATGAGCTACCCCAACTTTGGCGTGATGTCGCCTATCAATACGTGAGCCTGGGTTCTTGGTTTGGCCGTATCGTTCGGGCTGGTGCGCAGGATTACACCAAGCGCCAGCACATCTACGTCACCCCGCAGGACACTCGCACCGACGTATCGAACCAAAGTCGCAAGCAGGTTCTGGGGCTTGCCCGTTACTGGTTTTACAACAGCCCCGTTGTGCGCGGGGCGATCGATTGCATGGTTCGTAATTCCATTGGCCCTGGCATCAAAATGCAATCTCGTACAAGTGACGAAGGGTGGAACAAGGCCACCGAGGAATGGCTGGAGAATTGGGGCCGGGCTTGCGATATCCGTGGCCTTTTGGATTGGAGCACCATTCAGCAAATCGCCACCCGCACCTGCTTGCGTGATAATGAAGTCTTTATTTTACTGACCGACAACGGAGACGGTTGGCCCATGCTTCAGATGGTCGAGGCACACCGTTGCGAAACGCCTGACTATCTGCAAGGCGAGAAGCGGGTGATCGATGGCGTCCGGGTCAATGCGCAAGGCCGCCCGCTGTCCTACTACATCAACACCGGCGACGCAGATAAGTATTCAGAGATCCAGGCTCCTGATCTGATTGTGCTGGCGGAGCGTGACCGGGCCGACGAACTGCGCAGCCTTTCACGATTGGTCACCTGCCTCAACCTGATTCAGGATCGTGAGGAAATTTTAAGCAACACGATGGTCAGCGTAAAACGATCGAGCGCGATTGGCTTGGCCTTGGAAGGCGAGGGCAGTGCCGGATTTTTTGGGCCTGAGTCAACCAACTCCGAAGGCATCACGACTGATCGGGTCTTTGGATCGGGCGCGATCTGGAACGTTCCCAACGGTCGCAAGATCCGCGAGATCAAGGACGATCGGCCTAGCCCAAACTTGACTGAGTTTATGGATCAGTTTCTGCGAGCCGTGGCCTCTGGGCTTGGCTTGCCTTATGAATATCTTTGGAAGGCGGATCTCTCTGGCCCTTCGCAGAGATTCGTTCTGGCACAAGCCCAGCGCAGATTTGATGAAATTTCGCAAACCGTAATCAATCAGCTCGTGTCTAGGGTTCGCCTTTGGGCACTAGCCAAAGCAATCAAACGCGGTGATCTGACTCCTCCGCGTGGAATGGATCAATGGTGGAAAGCTACCTACCACACGCCACGACAAACCACCATTGACGCCGGGAGAGATTCTGCCGCTGACCGGGAGGATTTGAAACTTGGCCTAACCTCCTACGCATCCATTTACGCCTCCAGAGGAGAGTTTTGGCAGGATGCGATCGATCAGAAGATTGCGGAACAAGCCTACATCCGATCGAAGTGCGAAGCGGCTGGGATTCCCGTTAGCGAAGTACAATTTATTCCAAACCAACAGCCAGCCCAACCGGCCGTGACTCCTCCCAGCGCAGCCCCGGCAGATGAAGTGCCGGCACAATCTCCAGCTCCGGAGCTTACCGCAATCACTGAAACAGTGACGATGACGACGCCTGCTCCAGTCAAAATGACGGAAGCATTCACCATGAAGGACGAGCCGGACTTTTATTTCAGCGACAAAGAGCTGACGATGGTGGCCAAGAGCCTTGGTTTAAAAGACAAAAAGCCGCGCAAAAAAAAATCGAGTTGACGCGGTTTGGCCGATATGGCCGAAAAGAAATTCAAAGGCATCAGCGTCATCACCGCCGGGCCTGCATTGGGGCACGGAATGGTCATTGATGCGGACACACTTGCCCAAGTGGTCGAAAGGGGCAACGAATCCGGGCAGGTTAAGGTGCTCTCAGATCATTCAGGATCGATCTCAAACATCATCGGATATCTCGAAAACTTCCGCCTTGATGGTGTGCAGGTAAGGGCGGATCTCACCTTATTCCAAAGCCATGACAGCTTTGGGTTCTTTTCCGAATTGATCAGCACGTTGCCCGGCCAGATCGGATTTTCAATTAGCTTTAGTGGGATTCCCAGGACAGCGGAGGACGGAACCACACTGGCCGACGTGCAGAGCTTGTATTCCGTGGATCTGGTTCTTACGCCAGCCGCCAATCCCTCTGGAATTTTTCAAGCACGGGTTGACAAAGCACGTGAGCCGATGATCGAAAACAAAGAACTAAAAGCAGAAGCGCTGGCAGAAGCCGCGCCCGTTGCACCGGCGGCCCCGGTGGAAGAAGCGGTCAAAGCCGCTGAACCTACCTTGTCCGACATCAACGCCAAGCTGGATGCCATCATGGCCATGCTGACGGCTGATGCGGTGAGCGATGTGGTTGAGGAGCCTATGGCCGCCAAGGTTGAGGAAAAGAAACTTGAAGTCCCCGTGGCGCAAGAGCCCGTGCTCGCCGAAGCCAAGGTTGAAGAAGTAAAAGCTGAGGAGCCCGTGGCCAACGAAACTGCGGCTTTAAAAGCTGAACTTTCCGCCAAGGTCATTGAGCTTGAAGCGTCCCGTGGCATCAAGCCCATTGAAGTCGAATCTTCCAAACAACTTTCTCGCGGAGAGCTGCTGGCGCAGTTCA